CGTAGGTGATGGCGGTGTCGAAGTCGGTGTGCTTGCACTCGTAGCGCTGGTTGTCGAGCGTGGACACGTCACGCGGCTTGCGTACACCGTCGCCGGTGGTATCGGTACGGCTGGCGATGGTGCCGCTGACGCCGATGCCGATCTTCTCGCCCTGCAGCTCGTCGACGCCGTAGACGTTGATCTGCTTCAGGAACTCGCTGGACTCCTGAATACGTTGCTCCAGCTTCTGCTGGACACTCGGCTCGACGGCGAAGGTCTGGACGGCGGAGTTCACGCCGTTGAGCTTGGCGAGCTGCGCCAGGTAGGCGTCGAACTGTTTGCGGGTTTCGTTGCGCATGGTGCTTTTCCTTTGGATACCGGGGCGGGGGACGGTTAGCAGTCGGTCAGGGCGACACTGCCGCCACCGGTGACCGGGGGCCGCTGCTGTTGGCTGTGGTCCCGGGTGCTATCGAGGGTGCTCTTGAGGTCCGCCAGTTCCTTGGTGACCTTGTCCAGCTGGCTGGCCAGTTGCTGGGTCTGCTTCTTCTGCTCGCCGAATTGCTCGCCCAGGTCGCGGCTGTGTTCGGCGATCGCTTCGACGGCCTCGCCGACCTGGCCGAACTCGGCTTGGGTGCGGGCTTCCTTGCCCTTGAGCAGTTCCTTGACCTTGGTGAACAGCGCCGCGCCGACCGAGGGCTTTTCCTCGTATTCCTCGAACTCGAGGGTGCCCTCTTCGGCAGCGCTGAACAGCGTGTCGGGGTTGGTCTTGCGGCTGGCGAGAGTCCCGTTCTTGGCGCTGAAGGACAGCGCCTCGGTGCCCAGGCTGGCGGGTGAGTCGGTGATGGCCAGGCCGACCAAGTAGGCCTTGCCGGTGTCGGCGAACTTGGGATCGATCTCGACCGAGGTGTAGACCTTCTGCCGCTGCTTGTTCAGTTCCAGCAGCGCCTGGTTGGGCTCCAGTTGGGCGAAGAGGGCGAGCTTCTTCTGCCCGTTGATGTCGATCTCTTCCGCCTTGCACGCCAGCACGTCGCCATAGGCGCCGAACTCACCAGCCGGCCAGGCCCACTTGATGTGCTCGCAGTTGATCCGCGCGCCGTAGGTGTTCGGGTCGTACTGCGCGGCCATCTGCTCGATCCAGTCGCGCTCGATGTTGCGGCCGTCCGTGGTCGCCCCTTCGACGGCGATGCGGAACCATTTGCTGCGGAATTTCTTCATGCCGGGAGTCCTCAATGCGGCTGATGCGGGGTGCATGGCAATGAGGGGCATGTTCGGGACGCGCGCGCGGCCCAGCAATCAAGCGGGATTGTAGGGCGCGGAGCTACAAGGGGCGGCGCTACTGAGGGGCGAGGGTGGGCGGCAGCATCTGCGCCATGAACGCTGCCGTCGAAATTCCCATCCGTGACAACCGCCGCCAGGCCAAATTCCTGTACTGGATGGGTTGGCGTGTCTGCGACATCGCCGATCACCTGGGCGAGAAGGACAAGACCCTTCACTCATGGAAGGACCGCGACGGATGGGACCGGGCCGACAGCGTAGAACGGATCGGGGGCGCCCTGGAAGCCCGGTTGGTTCAGTTGATCCTGAAGGATGGCAAGACCGGCGGTGACTACAAGGAAATCGACCTGCTGCATCGGCAGCTTGAGCGCCAGGCGCGGATCCAGCGCTACCAGGGCGGTGGTACGGAAACCGACCTGAACCCCGAGCTTGCCAAGCGTAACGAAGGTCCCAAGCGCAAGCCGAAGCGCAACGACATCAGCGAGGAACTGACCGAGAAGCTGGTCGAGGCCTTCCTCGACGGTTGCTTCGACTACCAGAAAGACTGGTACCGCGCGGGCAATCAGCGAACCCGCGTGATTCTCAAGTCGCGACAGATCGGCGCCACGTTCTACTTCGCCCGCGAGGCGCTGATCGACGCGCTGGAAACGGGGCGCAACCAGATATTCCTGTCGGCCAGCAAGGCCCAAGCGCACATCTTCAAGGCGTATATCCAGGCCTTCGCGCGCGATGCGGTAGGTGTCGAACTGAAGGGCGACCCGATCATCCTGCCGAACGGCGCGGAACTGCACTTCCTCGGTACCAACGCGCGGACTGCCCAGGGCTACCACGGTAACTTCTACTTCGACGAGTTCTTCTGGACGTTCAAGTTCAAGGAGCTGAACAAGGTCGCCAGCGGTATGGCGATGCAGAAGCGCTACCGGCGGACCTATTTCTCGACGCCCAGCTCGATGGCGCATGAGGCCTACGCATTCTGGACTGGCGAGCGCTTCAACAAGGGCAAGCCGGCCGCCGATCGCATCAAGATCGACGTAAGTCATGACGCCCTGCAGCAAGGGCGACTGTGCGAGGACCGCATCTGGCGCCAGATCGTCACGATCCTCGATGCCGAGGCCCGTGGCTGCGACCTGTTCGACATCGACGAGCTGCGTCTCGAGTACGACGCCGAGGCTTTCCAGAACCTGCTGATGTGCCAGTTCGTCGACGACGGCGCGAGCATTTTCCCGCTGACCATGCTGCAGCCATGCATGGTCGATAGCTGGGACCTGTGGTCGGAGGACTACAAGCCGTTCGCGCTGCGGCCGTTCGGTGATCGCCAGGTGTGGCTGGGCTATGACCCCGCCGAGACGGGCGACACCGCGGGTCTGGTGGTGGTGGCGCCGCCGGCGGTACCGGGCGGCAAGTTCCGCGTGCTGGAGCGCCATCAGTTCCGCGGCAAGGACTTCGCCGAGCAGGCCGAGTTCATCCGTAAGGTGACCCAGCGCTACTGGGTCACATACATCGGCGTCGACACCACCGGCATGGGGTCTGGCGTCGCGCAGCTGGTGCGCCAGTTCTTCCCGGGGGTGCGCACCTTCAGCTACTCGCCCGAGGTGAAGACGCAGTTGGTCATGAAGGCCTGGTCGGTGATCAAGAACGGCCGCCTCGAATTCGACGCCGGCTGGACCGACCTGGCCCAGGCGCTGATGGCTATCCGCAAGACCATCACTGCCGGTGGACGCCAGTTCACCTACACCGCCGGCCGCAACGACAACACCGGCCACGCCGATCTGGCCTGGGCGCTATTCCACGCATTGCAGAACGAACCGCTCGAGGGGCAGACCCCCGCGAATACCGGGCGCATGGAGATTTTTTGATGAGCAAACGTCGCAGCCACCGCCGCCAGCAGCCGGTTACAGTCCAGTCCGCCCAGGAAGGCGAGTTCATCCCGCGCCAGGGCGGCTTTGCCGAGGCCTTCACCTTCGGTGACCCGATGCCGGTGCTCGACGGCCGGGGCATCCTCGACTATCTCGAGTGCTGGTCGAACGGGCGGTGGTACGAGCCGCCGCTGTCCATGGAGGGGCTGGCTAAGGCGGTGGGGTCGAGCGTCTACCTGCAGTCGGGCCTGAAGTTCAAGCGCAACATGCTGGCCAAGACCTTCATCCCGCACCGCCTGCTCAGCCGGGCGACGTTCGAGCAGTTCTCCCTGGACTGGCTGACATTCGGCTCGGCCTACCTCGAGCAGCCTCGCTCTCGCCTGGGTACGCGGATGCCGCTGCAGGCGCCGCTGGCCAAGTACATGCGCCGCGGCACCGATCTGGAGTCGTTCTATCAGGTGCGCAGCTGGAAGGATGAGCACGAATTCGAGAAGGGCAGCGTGATCCAGCTGCGCGAAGCCGACATCAACCAGGAAATCTACGGGGTGCCGGAGTGGTTCTGCGCCCTACAGAGCGCTCTGCTGAACGAGTCGGCCACGCTGTTCCGGCGCAAGTACTACAACAACGGCAGCCACGCCGGATTCATCCTCTACATGACTGACGCTGCACAGAATGAGGAAGATATCGACGCGCTGCGCACGGCGCTGAAGACCGCGAAGGGGCCGGGCAATTTCCGCAACCTGTTCGTCTACGCGCCGAACGGGAAGAAGGAGGGGATCCAACTGATTCCGGTCAGCGAGGTGGCAGCGAAGGATGAGTTCGGCTCGATCAAGAACATCAGCCGCGACGACCAACTTGCCGGCCTGCGGGTATATCCGCAGCTGATGGGGGTGGTGCCGCAGAACGCTGGTGGGTTCGGATCCATCAGCGACGCGGCAGCGGTCTGGGCCAGCCTGGAACTGGAGCCAATGCAGGCGCGCTTGCAGCAATTAAATGAAATTATCGAGGAGGAGGTTGTTAGGTTTCGACAATTCGAACCAGCTAGCGCTAAGTTGAACTAGAGCTAGCTGGTCAGGGTCACTTCACCAATCTTAGATAGGCCGCTCCCCGAGTGGGAGGAGCGGTCGTAGGTCCTAAAACCAAGGACTCCAAGCCCGTAAGTTCTCGAAGGAATTCCGGCTTAACTTGAAGAGCCTTTGCGATTTCAGTTGCACGGATACCCTTCTTTTCTGCAAGAATGAAAAAAGATCGGGCAAGCATCTCTGGCGGCTCTTGGTCGATCAGATAATCATCTTTCTCTCCATCTGACTCGCCATATTTTTTTAGTGTCATTACCCCAGTCTTATACTGAGTCTCGGTGATGAGGTCCAGTTGTTTTGCTCGATAAAGAATTGCGGCCTTGCTGACCTTCCAAGTCAACTTGAACTCACGCATTCCCTTCCAGTCAAGCCTACTACCATTGGGACGTGGGAATAGTTTAGCCATCATGGAACGAGGTAGAAGTAGGGCGCTGGCAAACCTATTGGCTTGCCCCTCAGTAACCCGGTCGCCGGTAACAATACCTTCGTGCATGACTAGGTGTCCTAGTTCATGAGCAATATCAAACCGCTGCCGACAAGCACTCTCTTTCGCAGAGTTACGTACGATGAAAGGGCGCTCAACGGACACTGAGAGGGCGTCGATTTCCTTCGATAACCCTTGGAATGTAGTTACCAAAGCTCCCAGGTTCTCTGCGAGTCGAGTCATATTGGCTATAGGGCCTAGACCAAGCTCCCATTCTTTTCGGCAATGCTCGGCTGCGCGCTCGATGTCCTCAAAGGACTGTACCATTGGAATGCTAGGAATACCTATGGGGGGCAGCCGAAGCTCTTGGTCAAGAAACTTGATCAAAGAGTCGATCATTTCGCCTCGGGCGATAGCAACCTGCTTGATGGTATTTTTGGTGGTGAGCAGCTTCCTAAAGTGAAATTGGTCCTCATTCAATCGGTGTGGCTTAGGCGCGAAGAAACCGACCTCTACCTTTAAGGCCTCTGCGAGGTCGCCCATAAGTTGCTCTGTTGGCGATCCTTGCCCTGTTTCTAGTTTATGAAGGTACTGGCGAGTTTTGCCGACCTTTTCCGCTACCTCTTCAAGAGCTAGCCCGCTAAAAACGCGGGCTAGTCTGAGAGATGCTCCGTCAAAAACGGTGTTCATCTACTTCACTCAGATTGAGCTTTATCGCTCTTTTCAATGGAGTCATCACGGACGTCAACCTCAGCAGGCTGCAGCTCTCTGGAAGCAGGAGTTTCGTGATCCACACTGTGAAGTACTGGACCCGAAGCACCGTAGGCCCATTGAGACACTTTATCTTGGTAAACGTTGTATCCGATGAAGAAGACTCTGTCTTCGTCTTCGTCGGTCAATGCCCGCTCGACTACGAATCGCCACATCACTGGAGTGCTATCGTCTTCAGCAAGCAAGTCATCAACGGCGTTGCGCTTGAAGAAACCCTTCTTGTCAGGGTTTTCTGGGTCATCTCGGAAAAAACGGCATGGAACACTGCCAATGCGGAAGGTGACGTCCATGCCAGGGTTTGCCAAACTCAACCAACTGTATCTGCGGCTCAGACACTGCTCAATGAGCAGGTTTCGGGACCGTCCGAAAACGGTTGCCTCCCGGGTATAGGAGTCGTCATAAGGCGAATCCATTTCACGCAGAGTGTTGAAGCGGATGTCGAGCAGGAGTTCGGCAATTTTTGCCAGGCGCTCGTCAGTCAGGTCAGGGAAAAACGAAGATGGGTGTCGGCTGCTCATGAGGGTTCCTGGCAAAAACGGATTTTTGTCAACCAAAGAATCTGGCAAATTTCTACTTTTGTCAACCAGGTGAGCGGAGTCAGAACACCTCTGCGACGTGGTATTGACTCTCGGTCTCGAAAACGCCGACAACCATTTCTCCACGATCCTGTCGCACGAGTGCGATGGCTTCGTCGATCTCATCGAAGCAGAGCGCTGCTGCTGGACCTTTGATCCACTGCCTTGCAGATTGGAGATCGCTTTCCTTGATATTGCATAGGAACTCATCAGAGGCAGGTATGTGAACCGCGTAACCGTGGAAGGCGGCTGAGTCGGGTAGGCCAAGCTCGGCTTTGATGTCTGAAAGTGGACGGCGTTTGAGGCCTAGCGACTCCGCTATCTGGCTTTGCCGTTCTCTTGCTTGTTGGACTCGCTCAGCCTTCGAGCCACGATTTTTTGCTTCTCCCATCCATATCCCCTTCGTAAACAGGTGTCTGGAGCCAGAATATCAGTTGGCGCGCGCA